GGTACCTTTAATAGTAAGTCCACCACCGTTAGCATTTGAATCACTAGGGGAACCGACATTATTCAATGTCATGTTGGTATCTTCAACCTGATAAGTGGCTACGTTTGCTGTCACAGTGTCACCAGATACGGTTAAGTCACCACCTATTGTAATATCTTCTGACCATGCTAAACCTGTAGATGTACTTGAATTTGCAATAAGTATTCTGTTATTTGCACCAATTGCTAATTTATCCCAAGTGCTTCCTGTATAAACTAAAATATCACCTTTAGCCTCAGTTAAACCTGTTATATCAGTGTGACTCGCACTATCTAATGTGTGAGAACCCATTTTGCCAAGACTGGCAGCCTTAACTCCTAACATCTAATCCACCCCTGTATTTACATATAAATATGTTGAACTGCCATCCGGTGTAGAACCATAAGTTAATCTTATGATGTAATACGGGAATGGGTCGCTACAACACTCATATCCTCCAGTTGTTGCTGCAGTAGTAAATGAACCTATGCTTACTGTTCCTGCACTTCCTACTGCACCATCAGAAGATTGACTTCCGTATAATGTCGTAGTTAAAGTTTGGTCTGCTCCATTATAAACATGAACTGTCTGTACTGATTTTCCATTACCACTAAATATATAATCGTGGTTATCTGTATCGTCAGCAGTCAATGTCGCAGATAAATAAATCGGAATAGATGCTGAGTGTATATTTAAATCACTACTTACTTGTCCTAATGATGTCGCCATATTTATTCCTTAAAAATATAATTTACCAGTTGAAGATTCTTCTCTCTTCTTCCAATATTGTTTCATTTCTCTAATTATTTTACCAATTTCTTTTCTTTCATCCGTAGTTGGTTTACGTTTATGTTCCTTCTCTCTTTGTTCTAAAAGCCACTTTTCGTAAGCATTTCCTGCTAAGTCTTCTATCTCAGCTTTGGAATGGGTGTTATCACCTAATACTCTAAGTTCAAATAACTTTCCTGTTAGTGGGTCTTTAACTTTAAAATGATAAGCCTTTACACCTGTGTCTCCACCTAAGTCTACGACACGGGTTACAACTGAACCTTCTGGGGTCCATAGCCCATCTATATTTCCGTTATATTCCGTTACCATAATTTAACGTGATAAGGGTGCCCAAAGAAGGTAAAACACCCTTATCATTAAGTTAGAATGTTATTAATCTAAGTTTTGTAGGAATACAGTGTGGTATTCGTTGTCCACACCAGCCTTACCGTGCAATCTTCCTAATGCTGGAGTTGTATCTGCTCCAATTGCAAGGAATTGTCCTGCGTGGTTTGAACTAGCACCAACTAAAGTACCAACTGCTGGAGTTCCATCAATTGCTACAGCAGCAATACCTGCTGTTTGAAGCCATCCATAGTAGTCTGCAGTGAAACTTCTTGTTGTAACTCCAACGAATCTTCCTGCAATTGCAGCAGGTGCAACTACGATGTCCTTGTAAGGACTCTTAATTAAACCTGCAGTTTCAGTTCCTGCTGTAATAGCAGTTCTAAAACCATCTTCTTCGTCAATGGTAATTACACCAGTGCCTGAAGAATCTACTGCTGGATGAGATTTAATTTTATAAAACTCTTTTGGGTTTGCTGATGTTGCTAAAATTGGTAAGTTAAAAAACAAGTACCCTTCAGCGTAAAGGTTTTTTGCTGCTGCTGTTCCACCAAGAGTTATGCTTATTGTAGTGTCACCGGCTGATGGTGAACTTGCTACTACCAAGTCTTCGTCATGGTTTCCTGCAGGTGCTTCTGAAGCTGTTATTAAACCTTCAGTTATTGCTGTACCTCCATTGTGTGCGTATTTGAATCTTCTTCCGTCTTTAAACGTCATAGTTGTACCTAGAGGATGTCTCTGGTCGGAAGTTTCTTCTTTTTCCCAGCCGTATTTACCGGCTATTGTATTTGGAAAAGACATTAAACTATCTCCTTATTATTTACGGGTTTCTTATACACCCCGTCACCAACCGATGTTTGTTTTTTTGAAGAAGAGGCAGGAACTCGGTCAATGTTTACATCCACTGCCTCTTCTTTTTTTATTGTAGTCTTAGTCTTTGCATTAAAGCAATGCCTGCATTCGCAGTCATCTTTAGGTGGATACGCATACGCCCCTTTTCGAGCCATTGTTTTTAAGTAGTCAGGGGTTCCGGGTACGTTTTTAATAACTGTGCCTTTTCTAAAACCTATTTCACCTGATGCACTTAGTTTATCTACGTGCCAGTAAAGGTCAGTTTTAGCCTGCCAATTATCTACCATATCCCAAGAGTAACCTGCACTTACAAGTTCCTGTCTCATTGCTTGACGTTCTTTAGTATCCATTTAATCTCCTAATTATTGATTATGCGTTGCTTGCTGGTGTTGCTGCATCAAATGTCAAAGGTGCTCCTTTAGAGTCATCAATCTCAAACACACCATAGTCTGCTGTGATTACGATTTCAGTTGCTCTCATTGAGGCATCTCTTTGTCTTTCAGTTCTAGTGTCTACTGATTTAAGTACACCTAGGGCTGATTTGTCTGCAATTACACCAATTGCATCATCACCTGCACTTAGTGAAAGGTTACCATCTTCAAAGATTGGAACTCCGTTAAGAGGTCTTAGTCCACTGAAGAAGTTTCCTAATAAGTCTTTAGACCAGCCTTCTGGGACTGGGTATGCTGATGATGCTGTTACTGCTGTGTTAGCAAGGTCGAACACTGCGTGTGGGTGCTGTAAGATGTAAATTTGACTTCCAAATTTTGCACCTTTTGCTGCTGCAATTGCACCTGCTACGTTTGCAAGGCTCATAGATTTAGTGGTAGCACCAAATGTAGTACCACCGTTTAATCCTGAGTATAATGCGTGAACGTCAGTGTCCTTTTTTCTAGCCATTGCATCTCCAAGCTGTCTACCAACGATTGAAAACACGTTGTTAGCAGATTGTCTTACTAATTTATCAGTAAGGATTACTTTTGCTCCTACTTCTGAAGCAGTAAGGTCAACTGTAGTCATTCCAATTTCTTCTTCATCTACGATGTCGAATCCATCAGTTAAGTCTGATACAGTCATTTGTCCTACTTTAGGCACAGTTACCTGCTTTGCTCCTTTTGGCAAATTCATTTGCTCAATCAAAGCCATTGCAGGAGCATTGTGCTCTTCAGTGTACCTAGCAGCAGTAATTATTATGTTCTGGGCATTTTCTAAATTCCCAGTAGTTGCTGTCTGTGGCATTTAAAGTTATCTCCTATATGTCACCGGAAGCTACTCTTGCAGCATATTCTTTGACCTTCGGGTCATTGTCACCTGCCAAGTAGCGTTCCATTAAAGTTTTTTCATTTAATGGTGCCGACTGCGATGCCTGTCCTGACTGAAGTTCTTGTGAAGGTCCTGTATTTGGAACTTTACTTTGCTGTGCATCTAGTACACGTTGTTGCTGGACTGTTAAGTCAGCAATACTATCAGCCATTGATACCATTGCATCTGGGTCAGTAGTAGCCATCAAAACATCATAAGCTGATTTTTTTCCGACTTTCTGATTAGGGTTAATACCCTTTTCCAAAAGCAATTGTCTCGCAGTTGCTACCTTTGCAGTATTTTCTGAAGTTCTTTGATATTGCTGCTGTTCAGTTTCTAATCTTTGTTTCTCCTGCTGCAATTGAAGCATTTGCCTCTCTTGGTTTGCAGCTTGGATAGACAGCGATTGTGCCTGCTCAGGAGCATATCCTTGCATTTCATACTGCTGTTGAACTTCTCGTCTTTTAGCTTCTATTGTAGTTTCAGACTGACTCATTGCTAACTGTTGTTGCAGTTGAGTCTGTTGATTCTGTAATTGGGCTATTTGTTTGTCATAGGATGATTGGGCTTTACGCCATTCATCTTCTGAGTAAGAACGAGAGTCTTCAACACTCGTTGTTGGCTCAACGTTTTGAGGTGGTTCTGCACCGACTGAGTTTGGTTCTGAAGTTCCTGTTTGCTCTGCTTGTTCTGTTCCATTATTTTGTATCAATCCTTGTTGCTGTAATTCTTCATTAACAGCAGGGTCGGTATTGTCTACAATTTCTGAAGTAGCTTCAGCAGGCTCAGAAATTTCTGAATCTGACTCAGGAGATGTTGAAATCTCAGGTTGTTTATCTGTTACCATTACAACTCCTAATATATTTAATTTGT